CGCTCTCGCAAGTGTGTTGGAGGTAGGATGACACCACGCGCTGTTTAACAGCGTGGGGCGCCTCCCCTACCCAGGCACACCCAACCCTGTACTGACCGGATCTGAATCGACCAGGTCTTGGACAGGTACCCACCGGCGCTTAATCTTAAGCGCCGGCCTCTGTGATACGCCATGCTGCCACGGATTGGCGGCAGACGGCGACTCAGTAAAATACTGAAATATCGCAGAGTCGTCATTGGTCGGCGTCCTTCGTACCCGAGCTTGTAGCACGGGCACAAAGGCCTCCATCCTCTGAAGACCTTCGTTCCATCTAACTCTATAGTTAGATAGATCTGGGTCAACAAAGGACTTCAGACCATTGACTCCAGAGTCCATAGCTACGATTGGCCATGCCTCTCGTAGGGTCGACGCTAGATACGACGAGACGTTCAAAAAGAACTTCTTGTAGAAGTTGTTCCTGACTTCAATCGTACTAGCAATGGACTCAGGTGCCCTCGTGCACGGTTGCTGCCAGTAAGTTGGTGTCACAGACACTCCCTTAAAGGCATCAACACCGCAAGACTCTCTGAAATGATTTCCAGAGAAAGACTTGTCAGTGTTGACCTTGAAATGAAGCAAATCAAGGGCAGCGTACAAGAGGTCCCGGCTGGCCTTTGGAACGATAATATCGTCACCAAAGACGGCCACTTTCCCTCGCAGCTTATGGATTGCTGAGATCGAGAAAGGCGTCCGTTCTGTAACCAGGACGGCCGTAATCGCGATCGCCAGGAATCCTAAAGATTGCACTGGGAAAGTACAGGCGCTACCCATCGTTGAGAATTTTCTCAGCTCTATCAGGTCGGGACTCTTAGAGTCCAGATTCTGACGGAGCAGACGGGTGCGACACGCTTGGAGGGCCAGAAGTAGAGGTGTATTACACCTAAACAACTGTCCCACAAAGTGTGGGGTAACGCGATCTGAGGCGGCGGAAAGATCCACCGTTATCAGATCTCCGGTCCTAGAACCCTCGACACACAAATGCTGATTGAGGCTTTGATCGCGGAAGCGAACAAAGTGACCCAGCCAGCTATTGTGAACACGAGTGCAAAAGTAGTGCCACAAATTTTGTTGACACCACTGATGCGCAGCAGGTTCCGCGGCTATTAGTCGCGGTCCCTTTTGCGTTTTAGGAACGGCGATGAGTCGCGCACTCGGCTCCATAAAGAAGTCTTTGTGCTCTTCTCCTTCGGCGTTTCCCGCCCAACTGCTGAAGTTGTGGTATCCACAGTCGGCAATTGGGTAGGCATTCTCGAGTCTTCGGGACCAGTTTCTCCAAGAATACTTGTTGGCTGGACCTGAGAACTCTGAGATTGCGCCTGGACCGTGTCTGAACCCCCACTCACGGTAGCAGTAGCTCCCGAGGGTGGTGGCCAGGACCCCGGATACTGTATCCAGGGTCCTGAGGAAGGCGGATAGAGGTAGCCCACTGACTGCGGGCCCCCTCTCATCAAGGCGAGATAGATATAGTTCGCTGCGGCTAAAGCCGCTAAAACTATAAAAATCGTTAGCTTCGATGCAATCATTGCTCCATATCCTTTCGGGTATAGGTAGTGATTCATCCACACTGACAAAGTCACGAACTGCTTCATTGACTTTATCAGTACCACAGTTGAGTTTGGCCTTCTTAGCTGCATACAGGAACTGTCGCAGAAAGAAGACGGCCTCAACATTGCAGTCATCCTTCAAACGCCCCGTCTCCTCGAAGATGAGTAAGTAGAGTCCCCTAAGAAACTTAGGGATCACTACACGGTTAGAGAACCGCTTCGTCAGCGGTAGCCCCGACCGGGTGTACTCACCAGCGTCCAAGCACCTATCCAGGTGCTTTCCGGCGTTGGGCAGGTCTATCGTTAAAACGTGTAGACCACGCTCTTCAATGAGACGTAGCAGGCGGGAGAGATCCTTACGGAACTCACACGCCAGCTCCGGGAATGCGTACTCGGCATCTCTAAAGAGCGCCTTGTACACATTACACAGTTCCTCTACATGACGTCTAGACATAGGAGTTTCCTCCGAAAGTCTCATGTCGTCAGGTAGTACACCTGCGCTAAGAATCGTCAAAGGAGTATTAGTATTAGGCAGTAAACATACTGCCGTACAGTCAAAGAGTGTATTCCAATCCTCGCGAAAGCGAGGCTACACTCTAAGAAAAGTACTACTAAGACTCCCATAGATTCAACTTAGCTAGGTTGGCAGGGGTGGCCCACGCGGCCAATCCCTCCATCAGCTCGGTATCCGCATCACTGGGCAATTGCTCAGTGATGAAGTATGCCTTGCGGATGAACTCCTCCGTCGATTCCGTCGCGAAGACCGTTTCTACGATTTCCACATTGTGGCGATCGTAGCGCGTGCCATTTCGCGGATTCGAGTTGGAATGTCGAATCTTAACTCGGCTTTCAACGGTAGAAGACCTGTAAAGGTATTCTGAGGCGTAGCCATCCTGATTGATCTTAACGTGTACCCTTGCGGCACCGTTAATGGTCAACGAAAGTGTATCACCAAACATGAGGAACCTTTCCTGAGAAAGAAGCCTACGATCCATTGGGCAAGACTTATCGTCTTTTACCCTTTAGGACCGCAAGCGATCCCAGGATCGACCATTTCCCTATATCCGTAATAGGGAAGTTCACCATGAAGGGGAAGATTGGAGTAGCTATACGCCGCTCCTTTCTAGTGCGATGCTCGAAATTGACGCCTTTAGCAAGCGTCTTCCATTGAGCATCAGTTGATGTTATGCGGTACTCACGTCGAGAGACGCTTGTTCGCATAACGCACACATCCGAATGGATTACCGGCACGGTGTTGTTGGTTGCGGAGATTATATCCCCGAAACCGCCAAACCAGTCGGCGAACCACGACCAAGGAGTTAACTCCCAGGCCGTAGCTAGCGCTCCATGTGTAGTGATACCTCGGACCAGACGAAAAGCCAGCTTTGCTAGCTCATCGTCAGTCTCGGGTAGAACTACGGACGGATCCAGTTTCCACTGTACCGTCCCCCACTGCTTATAGCTGTGGTACTCGCGCTTTTGGCCAGATATTACTACCCCCGAGGACGAGTGCAAAGTTGTACCCGTCCAGGGCAGGAATGTATGGCCAGAACCCAAGGATGTCCTCTTCTTCAATGCCTTACCATCACGAAGCCGCTTTAACCAACGTATCCGCTCATTCTGAGCCTTTACGAAGGTAGCTAACTTCTTGACGTCGCCAATCATAGGCTTGACGGCCCATCGCCAAGAGATATGTCCCTTGGCTATCTTCCGAAGAAGTGAGCCGCCCCAGTCTTTGACCAGCGATGGAAGGTCCCTCAGTTCCGCAATAAACGTAGGCAGGCTCACATGAGCCTGATTCGGATTAGTGCGGGCTAAGGCCAACCAGCCAAGATTACTCAGCTCCGTGAGAGTTAGAGCCGGGAACCCTGACCAGAGGTTAGGGGGCACGATCCATCCTGTGTACATCGGCATATTGGTATAATTCCGCAATGCTCCTGTTGTGGGATGTACGTGTGTGCCCTTAAGTACCCAGCGACGATTCTCTTGGATTTGTAGGTCGAAGGGGTTAGCCTCTTCCCACTCTCCTACAGAATCATCGCAAGTTTCGATCTTGCCCACATTCGCACTACCCGAAACGATGATCTGACCGAGCGAGTTGGTTACCCAACCATTCTCGATCCATCGACCATCTCGGGTTCTCGAACGTGAGACCATTTCAAAACTCCCATTTTACAAAGGCACGGTGAACCTAGGGCTGGTAAACAGAAGCGAAGTAAGGACCTCGCTAGAGCACGCGACAAGCGTGCT